ACGACGTTAAGATTGCCTACTACACTGACAAGGGTAAGCTCTGCGTTGAGTCGGTGCCGCCAGAAGAGTTTTTCGTGGACCGTAACGCTCGCAGCCTAGATGACGCCTATGTGGTTGCTCACCGAGCAGAAATGCGTGTCGGTGACGTAGCGGCTATGGGCTTTGACTTTGACGAGATCTCAGAGCTGTCAGGGATATCTGAGACCGACACTCTGGTAGACGAGGAGGACTTCGCACGACGTGGTTACTCTCGTGACCGTTCAGAGGAAGACTATAACGATCCGTCTATGAAGGTGGTCTTGATAACTGAAGCTTATATGCGTGTAGACGTTGAGGGCAACGGTAAGCCGATCCTGCACAAGTTTGTGATGGGCGGTAACAGCTACAAGCTGCTAGATTTTATGCCATGCGACGAGGTTCCGTTTGCTGTGTTTGAGTGCGACCCAGAGCCTCACGCATTCTATGGCCGGTCTGTGGCCGATCTGATTATGGAAGACCAAGACGCCTCTACCTCAATGCTCAGAGGTGTTCTAGACAACGTAGCGCTGACCAACAACCCACGCACGGCTGTGGTTGAAGACATGGTTAACATGGACGACATGCTCAACAACGAGATTGGAGCCATTGTCAGAGTTAAGCAGGCAGGCGCCATTCAAGAGATGAGTGTGCCCTTTGTTGCAGGAACAACCCTGCCCGCTTTGCAGTACATGGACGCTCAGACAGAGCAGAAGACAGGCGTATCTAGGGCATCACTAGGGCTAGACCCGGACGCTCTACAGAACGCAACAGCGACAGCCGTAGCGACTACCATGCAGGCAGGTGCCGGGCAGGTAGAGGTTATTGCTCGCAACTTCGCTGAGGGCGGCATGCGTGAGATGTTTAGGCTCATGTTAGAGCTAGTTATTAAGAACACCGACGCCGAAGAAATGATGCGCCTCAATGGTCAGTTTACGCCTATTGACCCTCGCGTCTGGAATAGCTCAATGGACCTCTCTGTGAACGTAGGACTAGGCACAGGAAGAGACGAGACGAAGGTTGCTGCGTTGAATCAAGCTCTAGGTATGCAGATGCAGATCTGGCAGTCATACGGTCAGCAGAATGGATTGGTTACGCTTACGCAGATTCGCAACACTCTAGGCGACATGCTGCAGCTCTCAGGTGTTCGTAACGTAGACCGCTACTTTGCGCCTATGACGCCAGAGATTGAGCAGATGCTGCAAGAGCGAGCAGAGGCCGCACAACAGGCTCAGGGTGAAGAGCAGACAGATCCTAACGCTGCCTACTTACAGGCTGAGCAAATGAAGGTGCAGGCTAAGCTGCAATCTGATCAGGCTAAGCTCCAGGCTGATTCGCAGTACAAGATGGCACAGTTACAATTTGAGGCTCAGCAGGCCGCAGCAAATGATGACCTGAAGCGTGACCAGATGGATCAGGACCTCCTTGTAGACGCTGCCAAGGTCTATGGGCAGTATGGGACCTCTGTAGACGTAGCTAGGGTCAAATCAGCACAGAACACGCCAAGGGGTGTATAATTGGACATAGTTCATAAGGCTGCTCGCGCTCGAAACCTACTCGCTGACGACACGTTCAAAAGCGTAATGGAAGAGCTAAGAGCAGACCAACTAAGCATTTTTGAGAACTCCGCATCTGCAGATGTGAACTCTCGAGAAGAAGCGCACTCTATATTGAGTGCATTAAAGAAGATCGAGTCTCGACTCCAAGCCTATATAACGGAAGAGAAGATTCTCGACAAACGTAAGTAACCCGAGGTATCAGGACCGTGGAAACGACTGACGATGTGGTAATGGACGGTAGCGTAGACTCCGTCGCCGATAATTTAATATTAAATGACCCGGCAGAAGTGCCAGAGGACGATGACCTGCAGGATGACCCTTCACAGGAATCCAACGACGCAGAGCCAGAGGACGATGGAGAGGATCTAGATGAGGATGACTCTGATGAGGATTCTGATCTGGATGAAGATGAAGCGGAAGAGGCTGAAGACGCCGGTTCACAGGAACTTTACACCGTCAAAGTAGATGGCGAGGAACGTGAAGTCACCCTAGAGGACCTCAAGCGGTCATACAGTGGTCAAGCTTACATCAGTAAAGGAATGAATGAGGCTGCTCAGCAAAAGAAAGAAGCGGAGCAAGTTTATCAGGCACTCCTAAACGAGAGGGCGCAAGCGTCAAACNTGTTATACCAACTGCAATCTGGACAGATCATGCAGGCCCCCATGCCACCTAGCCGGGAGTTATTTAATAACGACCCCATTGGGTACATGGAAGCCAAGATGAACTACGAGGANGCGGCTGCGGCATACAACAATCAGCAAGCTATGATTGGGCAGATGGAGCAATCGCAGAATTACCAGATGGAGGCGGCAAGGCAGGTGTATCTGAAAGAGCAGATGCAGCATTTGACCCAAGCCATACCTGAGTTCAGCGACGCCAAATCGGCAGCTAAACTAAAGGAAGACTTACTAGACTATGGTGCTCGAGTCGGATTTTCCGATTCAGAGATAGCCGAGGTAGTAGATCACCGCGCACTAGTGGTTTTGCAAAAAGCCATGAAATACGATCAGATCGTTAATGGTAAATCCAAAGCCGATCAGAAAGTCAAAGGTGCGAGACCGGTGGTTAAACCTGGGGCCAAGCGAACAGGTCGAACTGGCAAGGCAAAGGCTAGACAAAGTGCGGCTAATCGGATGACTAAAACTGGCAGCATCGACGATGTCGCCAAATTCTTATTAAGCTAACTACTTTAGGTGAACCATTATGGGCGTAACAGCTAACACNAACGAGACGTATGACGTCTCAACCATCCGAGAAGATTTGCAAGAAGCAATGATCTCGATCTCTCCAACTGACACACCAGTGATGTCTGCTATTGGCCGTCGCAACGTGGACAACACTTACTTCGAGTGGGGCGTAGTATCACTAGCAGCAGCTAGCAACGCTAACCGTGTAATCGAAGGTGAGTCTGCTCCAGGTAACGATGCACCAACTAACGCTGTCCGTCAGGGCAACTACACGCAGATCTCTGACAAGGTCGTAGAAGTGTCTGACACTGCCAACGCTGTAAACGGCGCAGGCGATGCACAGACTACTGCCAAGCAGATCGCATACAAGCTCAAAGAGCTTAAGCGTGACATGGAAACTATGCTTTGCGACAACGTAGCAGGCTCAGCCGGTGCTTCTGGCACAGCTCGCTCATCTGCGGGCCTCCCTGCGTTCCTCCGCACTAACGCTAATCGTGGAACTAGTGGTGCTGATGGTACTACTTCAGGTTCTGGCGATGCAGGCTACGTTGACGCAGCGGCAACTGACGGCACACAGCGAGCAATCACTGAGGCACTCCTCAAGAGCGTTATTGCTGATTGTTGGACACAAGGCGCTGAGCCTTCAGTCGTAATCTGTGGCCCTTCACAGAAGCAGACTATCTCTGCCTTCACAGGCAACGCTACACGCTTCAAAGAAGCAGAAGACAGCAAGCTGAACGCTGCAATCGACGTCTACATTTCAGACTTCGGTGAGCTACAGATTGTTCCTTCACGCTTCAGCCGCTCACGCGACGTTCTGGTCCTCGACCCTAACTACGCACGAGTAGCATACCTCAAGCCTACTTCACAGAAGCCTCTAGCGCGTACCGGCCATGCCGAGCGTCGNTTGATCTCTGTAGAGTTNGGTCTACAGGTAGACAACGAAGCAGCACACGGCGTTATCGCTGACGTGAGCTAAGTGGAATGAGCCGGGATCTCTTAGGGGGTCTCGGCTCTTTTTTGCCTAAAGGATGACTAATGACAAAAATTGTTTGCACTAGCCCACGTCAACCGTGGATAGAGGGTGCTCGCTACCAGGTGGGTGATATTGTTGAAGTCACTCCTGAGATGGTTAAGAAGGTGTTAGAAACAGGATTCTTTGAGGTAGTAGAAGATGTCAATAAACGAGAAGATAACAGCGGAGGACAGCAAGATACAGGTAGTCCGAAGCCAAGAGGTAAGCGGAATCCTAAAAGAGATTCATGATTTAAGAGATCACGTCCCTTCGATGCACGGCGATGCCAAAGCACGTTGGGTAGGATCTATCCCCCTGGTCATTGCTGAGCAATGGTCACGCGAGTGCGGTGCATCTATCGGCACTCAAGAGTACGCCAAGTACATCCGTCGCAAGCTGTCAGACCCTGACTACAAGAAGCTGCTAGTAAAAGGCTATTAAGGCATGACCAGTGACGCATCTATTTCTGTTAATGGTGTTAGTGAATGGCGAAGTACAGTCTTCGGATATGTACTTCTATGACATCAATAGGTGCAACTATTTTGCGAATGCGATTGTCACAGGAAAAATAGAGCGGACACTTAGATACGAGCCGAGAGGCATTGCCCTTGCTGCCTATTGTTTACCACGAAGGGCAGATCCCGAAGTAGTGAGGCCGTACTAATGGACCCCTTAACTATAACAGCGTGTATATCTGGTGCTAGTAAAGCCTATAACATGATTACCAGAGCGGTTAACGCCGGTCGTGAAATAGAGGACACAGCGCAGTACATAGGTAAGTTTTTTGACTCTAAAGAAAAACTTCTTGAGATAGAGAAAGAGAATCAGCATGGCCCTAAATTCCTGCGAGGCTCGTCTGTAGAAGCTCAAGCTCTAGAGATACAGATGGCTAAGCATAAGACTCAGCAAATGGAGGCTCAGCTACGAGAGATCATTGTTCTGTATGGACCCGGAGAAGCGTTTTATAACGAGATGCTTAAGACTAGGAGAACCATACGAAGACAGCGGCTAGAGGCCGCTGAGGCAAGAGCCAAAAGAAAGCGCCTTATAATTGACGGCATGGGTTATGCCTTTATTGGAACAATACTTTTTGCCTGTATTATGGCAGTGGTGGGAGTAATACTTTGAGCTTAATAGATTACGCTAAGACCGAACGCCAACGCCAGGCCATTAAAGCGTGGGAAGACTGCGGGGAAGTGGTTGCCAAAGCGGCGGGTGTCTTGGGTGTTTCTCCGTCTACAGTACGCGACCACATTGGGGCGGTTAAAAACTTTGCGGCTCAGCGTGGCTACACAGAACACTGGGACAGCACCCACCTAGTGGGACCAGGTGAGACAGTGATCGGTCGCTCTGTGTACTCGGCAGATCCAGATGGGAACAAGACCTGGCTAAAAACGAAGAGGACTGCCGCAGAGGCTGAGAAGGCAGAAGCCTTTAATGCTTTTGTTGAGCAGCTCTGCAAGGGAGTTATCCCAGTCAAGCGCAAGGCTAAGGGCAAGAAGGTTCGAAAAGATGACCTCTTGCCGTCGGTGATAATCGGGGATGCACACGTTGGTGCGCTTGCGTTCAAGAAGGAGACAGGTGACAGAGACTTCAATGTCGGTAAGGCCACCCAAGAGATCGACGAGGCTATCTGGACGCTTGTTCAGCAGATACCGGAAGCGAAAAATGGGCTGCTAATTTCGCTAGGAGATCTGGCACATTCAGACCGGGCGAACCCATCTACTACCACGAAGGGCACCCTAGTAGACATGTCGTGCTCTTACGAGGATCAGCTCAGGGCATGCGCACAGGTTCTAATGAACGGCGTTGAGCAGATGCTCACTAAGTGCGACAACGTCACTTTGGTAGTAGCTAGAGGTAATCATGACGATCATACTAGCCTGGTGGTTCAAGTTATTCTGGAAACCTACTTCGCAAAGGAACCCAGGGTAAATGTGCTAAAATCATCTCAATATGTGCACTATGTGAGATGGAACAAGTGGCTACTGGGCATACACCACGGCGATAAGATAAAGGCCGCTAAACTTGCCCAGATCATGCCTAGAGATATGCCAAAGGATTGGGGTGAGACCACCCACAGACAGTTTTTGGTGGGCCATTTCCATCACCAGAGTATTCAAGAGTTTGAGGGAGTAACAGTGTCGAAGCACGGTTGTTTGCCCCCACCGGACCGTTGGCACTCAAGCATGGGATATGGTTCAAATCACACGATGGACCTAATTGTTTATAAGGCAGAGGGAGGTAAGCTGATGACTTGCACCTACGAGATCCCTCGAGAGTACGATCAAGCGAATGTGGTGTTCTAATGGATTATCAAGTGATGTTTAACGTGGCAATCGCCTTAGCAGGGTTCGTTGTGGGATGGCTAGTCAATCGCGTGTTTGCGCTTTTAGATCGTATTGACGCTGATATGAAAGCNATCCCCATGCTTTATGTAACCAAGGATGACTACCGTGAGGACATCCGAGAGATCAAAGAAATGTTAGGCGCTATATTTAAGCGACTAGACAATAAGGCTGACAAATGAAACTTGACCCGGTAATGCTGACAATGGCCTGCTCGTGGTCAATGAAGGCATACAACGACAAGAATAAGGACTCTATTAAGATTGAGTCTGCGCTGACCTCTACTACCGCATTCGTGGTCAAACGCAAAACCATAGACATCATCGTGTTCCGTGGCACACAGCAGGTGAAGGACTGGGCGTTTAACCTGATACCATTCCCAGTGCCCTATGCCGGGCGACTATGCCACGCAGGATTCGCAGCAGCTCACGCTTCAATCTGGAGCGAGATAGAGCAGCATATAGACTACAACAAGCGCACCCTTATTTGCGGCCATAGCCTGGGCGGTGCTCTAGCAGAGCTGACAGCAGCTAAGCTAAACGGTAAGCACGACAACCTACACCTAATCACCTTCGGCAAGCCTAATACCTTCTTCAAGGGGTCAAAGAAGCCGATGACGCTAGACAATCAAATCTCTGTAGTAAATGGCAGCGATGCAGTGTGCCGGGTTCCTAGACTCTGCTACGGCCCTAGTAAGTCGCAGGACATGCTCTACTTCTCTAATGGCGGCGTGGACTACATTAATCCTAGCAAGTACCTTCGCAAGAAGGACAGGGGCTACAAGGACCGCATCTCAGATCATTTTATGGATGGTTACAAAGAACGACTAACTAAATTCCTAGAGGATCAGAAAAATGGCAAAACTGGCGTTGATATTTAGCATATCCCTACTCATGGCATCCTGCACTACAATTGAACAGGTGCGAGAAAACAAGGAACTCTACTGCTCAGGCGTGTACAAAGGAATGCGGGCCGTAGGTCGCTCTGCGTTATCGGCTACTACCGGCGTTATTGTAGAGGACGTGTGCGACACGATAGACAAAATAGTCGCAGAAGATGCTTAAAATAGGAAGCCTGCTCAAGACACTGGCCCCTACGCTCGCACAGGCCGCAGGTGGGCCGATGGCGGGCATGGCAGTAAAGATGGTCGCCTCAAAGCTAGGCGATCCTGCCGCCTCTGTGGAGACGATAGAGAAGATCCTAGAAACTCACCCTGAGAAGGCNGTGCTAGTTAAGCAGGCAGACGGTGAGTTTAAGGACCGCATCCGAGAGATGGAGATTGACCTCGAGTCCTTCAAGGCTGAGGTAGACGACCGGAAGGATGCTAGGGAGAAATTCTCTGATGACCCCACGCCTAAGATATTCGCTATGGTCGCACTGATTGGCTTTATCGGCTATGTGTTCATGGTTACCATACAGCCTGTAGACGCAAACGACGACGGCGTCGTAAACCTTATTCTCGGGTATCTCGGCGGCTTAGTCAGCGGCATAAGCGCGTACTTTTTTGGTGGCACCAATGGAAAAAAATAACATGCAAGACCTGATCGACATGCTTAAGCGCCACGAGGGCGAAGTCAAAACAAATGGCCGCCATGTTGCCTACATGTGCCCGGCGGGTCACTGGACTATCGGAATCGGACGAAACGTAGACCCTAATGGCGGTATAGGCCTTA